CTTATTAATTTACTATTAATAGCTGTGGCTTCTGCTTTAAATGATGCAGACCTTATTTTAAGAGTATCAACAAGTTCTATTCTATCTGCCATTATTGCATCTGCTGAAATATTTGATAGTTGAACATAACCTGTCCTACCAGCAGGAGAAAAAACACCAACACCTTTTTTGGGGTTAATTAAAATATCAGGAATAAATATCTTTTGTTTATCTACGTTATCTTTTAAAAGTTTTGCTATTTGCATATCAAGTCTATGTGTGTATTCATGTGTAAATGTTGATCTTAATTTTTGTGTTTCAATAGTAGCTGACTGAAGTTGTAATCTATCTAATGTAAAATCATAATGTGGTCGTGCATTTCTTATTTGGAATAGAGGTGCTTCTTTTAAATTTTTTATACCATTAGTAAACCCAGTAGGAGTTGTCCCAAATGCTATAGGCAACAAAGGTGCTTCTTGTACTGACATACTACCAAAAATTTCTGGTGCTGCTGCAACTGCTCTTGTAGTTCTAATAGGTGGTACTATAGGAATGTTTGTTTGTACTGGTTGTGGTGGTTGTGTAAAAGTTGTTGTTGTGCTGTCAGTAGTGTAATCAAATGTTCCATCTGAATTTATAGTTCCCCAATCTGGGCTTACAGGTTGCCAATGATGTCTGCAATTATATCCACCTCTGTCTAAGAATGGGTCGCTACCAGATTTACCTTGCCAATCTTTTAACCATATATCTCTTGCTTCATCTTCTGTGAATATTTTGTTTACATGCTCTACACAAAAATCTCTACTATCTCTAATGATTGAACCATAATAGATAAAAGAAGTTAATCCTATTTCGTCTGCTCTATATTTTGCGAACTGTCCATCAAACCCCATTAAAGCATCTCCTACTATCTGAGAAGAATAAGAATAAAGATTATCACCGGTAACTGTTGAACCATAAGTTTGTTTTAATTCATCAATAGCAGTTTGCACGTCAGGAGAACTTACTTTGCCTTTAATCTTTTGATCTTGAATAAAGTTTACTAATTCTTCTCGTTTAACTGTATCTGCTTGTTGGTAAATTCCATTAATTTTATCTCTGATTGTTTGCACTACATTAGCAAATGGCTTTCCTACTAAGGTACTTTGATAAATCTCCTGTGCTAATGTGTTTGTAAATTCATTACCAAGATTTTGAAATTGACTAAATGCAATCTTTTTTAACTGTTGTATTGTTACAAGATCAGCTTCTGTTATTTGTTTAAACTCTGAAGGTATTGGTAGCTTTCCATAAGTAGCCACAATAGTACCGGCTATCTTATCGTAATCATTAATAAATGTTTGTACGTCTTTTAAGTAAAGTTCTTCTATTGCTTGTTGTAGTTTTGGCCTGATCTCAATAGCAAGTCTAGTGTTAAAAAGAACACCATCTTGTATTGGTAATGTGGAAGTAATGCTTACGACTTCTTGTTCTAATCTTCTAAGTGTATCTGTTAGTAGTCTTTGATGTTCGGCTTCTAAATTAGTTACTGATTTTGCCCTGATGGCTTGAAGTTGTTGTAATAAATCTTGTGCCACATTAAATTACAGGTAAGTTTATTTGTTCTTGTGCAAACTCTCCTAATACTTCTGTATTTCCATCAATTTCAGAATTGATTTGTTCTAATGTAGTGTCATCATCAATAACTGTTTTAGCAATTTGTTTATCAATCTCTTTAGCAAATGTAGCTGATTTAATATTAGAAGCTTTTGCTTGTTGTAATAATTCAAGATCAGTTGCCCAGTCTCTGATGTCAAATGATTCAGGGTATTCAATCTCTCCATCAAATACTGTTTCTTGCCAATCAGCAAATAGTCTCCATAATTGTTCTTCAGCAAGTTCCATAAGTTTAGACTTCTCAGATAGTCTTGCATTTAATAATTCAAATTCAGTTCTTAAAGCAATACCAGATTGAACTCTCTCAGCAGTTGCTCTTAGAGTTCCTACATGAGTTAAACGATTGATCGCTTCTACCTTATGATTAATTGAAGCTAATACACTATCAAGGTTGCTACCACTTGGTTGTAAGATATATGGTTTTAAATTTGCATCTAGGTTATCCGGCATTTCAATAATAGAACCTGCACCTGCACCAGCATCTGTGTCTTTAGTCTTAACTAGTGATGGGTGATTAGATAATCTAATAATTTGTTCAATCTCAGATAGTTCATTGTAAATACCTTTTTGTAAATCTGCGACATCAGTTAAATCAGATACTCCAACACCACGCATTGGTGATCTTTGGTTATATAAAATAACTGCTGGTATTTTACCAATAGGATTTGGAACAGAAGTAATTAGTTTAGGGTCGTCTCTGCCTTTTGATAATAAAAATACTGTATCAATTCTATCTTCATACCATAATTTATAATATTCACCTTCAGCAGTTTGTTCTTCTCTAATTTTTAAATAGTCTAAGTAATAATAACCAGCGTCATTTCTTGTATAGTGCCAATCAAGTACGTTCTCAGGAGTATATAAATTAACGTATGGTCTAATGCCTTGATCTAATTCTTCTGCTCTAGTCATTACGTTAGTAGTTGGTTTATCTACCATTAACCAAACATGGCCATATACTGAAGCAAATCTTTGTGCTTCTCTCATTAATGAATCAAATGATCTTCCTTCTAAATCTGCATCATCTTTAAATTGTTCTGCTGACATATCTTCTTCAAGCGAACCTAGTTGTCTTACTGGTTCAACTCTAAATAAGAATGATGAGTAAATGTCTATAATGTTACGACAATGATTATCTAACGGAGTGTTCTGTATTCTTTTGTAGTATTCGTTTTCAAATTCTAATTGGTATGCTTGTAAAAATTTACCTTGTTTGTATTCAGCACCACCAAGATAACTTCTAATGAAGTATTCCCAAGTTAGTATTAATCCTTTGTAGTGTTGATGTTGTAATTCTATATCTGCTCGTGTGTATGCCATTATGAAAATCTTTTAGGTTGTGATTTAGGTAAGTTAGATGTGATTGGGAATAAATATTCTATTGCGTATCCTAGTGCGTCAGTCATGTGATCGTATCCGTTACCTTTTTCTGGTTGCGTTGTGTTTTCCTTATATACCTGTTTCATTAACGAGTTTATAAGTGTTTTACAAGAAGGATTAATAAAAACACTTCTTTTTCCATCAAATGACTTTAGTTTACTATTAACAGAGTTTATTCTGTCTCTTACTAAAGCATGAGTGGATTTACACTTAACATTTAATCCAGCATTTTGCAATATAGTTAAATCAGTTCTGCCACCAGCAGAGGTTCTTCTTTGTCTTGAAGCTGGGTCTGGGTAAACAATCATCTTTTGTTTTGGGTATCTGCTAAATAATTCATCAATAAATTCATCAGTATTAGAACTGTAAATAACTATCTCATCAAATACTTCTGCTATTCCATTCTTAACATGAAATAAACAAGCAGACATTGGAGAAATATTAAAGTCCATGCCCAAATGTATTACTGCATCTTTATCGTATTTACATTCTCTAACATTCTCTTGTCTATCAAAGTTATAATAAACAACTCCTGAATATGTTTCAAATGAAGCTAAGTATTCTTGTCTAAATGTTCTCTCGTCTAAATCATTCATAGCTTGTTTGATTTCGTCTGCATCAACTTGACCACCATCTAATGTTGTGTACTTAAATGATTTCCACTCTGGGTCTGTGCCTAATCCTTTTTGGTAGATGTCATAAGACCAGTTACCATAACCTCTTGGTGTTCCTATAAATAATACGTTACCTGTAACGTGCTTATCTGAGATTGTTGGTCGCAGAACTTCTGTCCAAGCTTCAACTGGTATATCTGCATACTCATCAAGTAATAAAAAATCCAATCCAACTCCTCGTAAATTGTCTGGTGATTTATCTGCACCTTTTAAACTAATCTCAGAACCATTCCTTAACACTAATGATAGTTCAGTTTCGTTAGCATACTTAATCCATTTCTTTTCTATTACTAATCTTTTAAGTTGTTTCCACATAATCTCTTTAGACATTCTATAAGTTGGAGATACATAGAATATCTTTGAGTTTGGTTTCCTACTTGCAAATCTAAGTAGTTCGTACATAGCTAAATGTGTCTTACCGAATCTTCTACCTGTAATAAGAACTCTAAATCTATTTGGACAAGTATAGACAGCTAGTTGTGGTTTACTAAATGGCATTAATAGTTCCTCTTTGAATTAGTTTAGTAATAACTTCTTCTTCAAATATAACATCATGGTTATAACCTTTTGGAGTTCCAAGATGATGTGTTTCTTCCATTGTATATCTGTTCTTAGTTTTAAAGAAATCAAATCCAGTAATAGTTAATTTGCAGTTACAACAATTAAGTAACCAATAGATTGAAACAAAACCGGTAGTTGGTCTGTTATAGTTATATAGTTTAATCATTAAGTTGTATTCTTCCTTATTCCAAAACCATGTATTCTTTTTAAGTTCTTCTGGCATACGATTAATTCTAGTGCCATCTTTATCAAAGTTTAATCTAACTATCTTTTGTATGCGTGGAATATCTTTAAGCATCTTATGTCCTTCAGTAACAAGGTTATTAATCCAAACATCACATGGTTGATCTTGTACTCCAAGATTCATTCTAACTATTGAATTATATTTACTATAATCAATGTTTCCTAGTTTTTCTCCGTTGCCTACAAGCAATACGTTCTTACCTTTAAAATATGAAATAGCATCAAACATTTCTAATTACTGCGGTGTTAGGAGTTAAGTGTTTAAACATTTCAATCGTATATGGTTTGTGAAGCAAAGCAAAAGAACTAACTTTATCAGCATCATGTATTACAACTGTGTCTGTGTGTTCTAGTATATGATTAAGATGTTTAATTCTGTCTTTGACTAATTGCTCGTGATCTAAGAAACACATTCCAAACCTTTGTGTTAATGGTATCTCGTTTATAAAATCTATTTGTATTTGTTGGTAATGGTCGCCAATTAAATAGTCAAACCTTCTAGCCCAATTAATCTCTTGAACAAATGATATTAATTTAACTGCTCTAAACTTTGCTATCTCAACTAATACTGGTGTTGAATAATAACCACAACCAGTCTCCATAATGTCTAGGTGTGATTTAAGTGCTTCTCGTATAAGTATCTGTTGGTGTGTCGCGTAATCATCAATGAATTGTTTTTCTTCCACCATATATCTATCAATATTCGTTATTGCTTGACTATCATTTGTTAATAAATAATCAACTTTAGATAGTCCATGCTTTTTAAATGTGTCCCAAATGCTTGTGCCTACAATTACTGCTTGTTGAAAACCATCATAGATTAAGCAGTCTATATGCGTGTAACCTTTATCAATAGCTGTCTTTAGTCTTTTGTTGCCAAATATACAGATCAATGAATCACAAGCATATAATATTAATGGATTAAATAGATTGTTAATATCAGTTAAAGTATTTAACCTTTTTCTAGCAAGGTTATCTTTTAGATATAAGTTATCTCGTTCTGATCTAACTTTTAAACTTAGCCAATTATGTCTATCAAACTGATTTGAATATTTGATATATTTAATTGGTACTGAGATTATGTTTTGATTCCTGTTCTGACATAAGAATCTTTTTTCTGATGATTTGTTTTCCATCTTCTCCTGTCCAATGAATAGTTTTAACATTTTCATTTGGCTTTGCTAATCTTAACCAATGATATTCGTTTGGTATTCTGTTTATTTTAAACTCATGTGCAACCTTATTAAATGCTTCTTGATCTGATCGCTCTTGTCTCATCTCACATCTATCAAACCATTTCTTTAAAACTTGTTTGTCTTTGATGCCGACTATTCCTGTTTGCCATCTATCTGTTCTAACTGCATGATCTTTAGATATTAAATAGTCATCTTTAATCATATCAAACAAATCAGATATATCTTCTTTGATCTCTATATCACAATCTAACCAAATGATTTGATCTGCTGGTACTTTTTCTATTGCTTTAGGTTTGTAGAACCAAGTTCTGTCATCAGTAGCAACCATGATTTCATTTGGGTATTTCTTTAACATTCCAAAGTTAGCTATGTATAATGGTATGTTAATATGCTTGTGGTAACCTTTTAAGAACCAATCTAATATGTCTACATAATCTTTATTAGCACCAGTTACAAAAGCTTTCATAATTTAACCCTAACAGTATTCGTATAAATATTAAACCAATCTTCTGCATAATCACAATCTTTGTACTTATCAAAATAACAACCACCATCTGTGTAGTGTATGTTCTTAGCATTAGAGTTGTATGGGTATTCGCCAACTAACCAATTCCATTCTAAAGGTAAGCCACCAACCTTATTAGTCCATTTGAATTGATGAAGTTCTAATCCTGATGCGTCATTAACATATTCTTTTGTAAGTTGTTTACATTTAGCTGTGTTAATTAGCATTAAACTAGACCAATTCTTTTTCTCATAAACTGTTTGTATTTGATTAAGGAACTTAGATGATTGTTTTGGTATGTAGTCGTGCTGACAAACCATAACAGCATAATCATCATTTCTTAAATCCCATAGTTCTTTGATGTTAGCTTTAAATAGCATATCGCAGTCTAAGAATAATGCCCAACCATTATAGTCCATAAGATAAGGAACTATAAATCTGCTAAATGAAAACTCAGTAGATGATAAACTATTTCTTGGTCTGTTGAATGAATCTTTAATGTTAGGTAAGTATATTGGAGTAAATGATACTGGTATTGAACTGTGTCTTAATATGCTTTCGGTTAATATGTGATAAGCTATCTTCTCGTTACTGTCATAACCAATAAATACGTTAAGCATTTAGTTAGTTGATCTTAGGTGTTTCTCCAAATCTTCTTCTAACTTTTTAATTATTATGTTTAGTCTTTGTATTTCTTCCTTATCAAGATCAGATTGTTTCATAGCTTCATAAAGTCTTACTTCAAGATCGTGGCTTCCACGCATTTTTCTATCTAGCATTTTTGGCTTTTTCCTTTCACACATTGGTTCATTCCTTGTCAAATTTCTTTGTATTAATAAATAGTGGTGCTTTTGGTTTTTTAACTGTCATACCATGTCGTTTCATTAGAGTAACTATAACGCAGTTATGGCATGTTCTAAGTTCCATTTCTAACTTAGATGACATATTCTTTTTACAGAATATACATTTGGTACTATTTATCATTTTGTGCTTCCTTTAATTCAATAACTTCTTTTGGTTCTTCGTGTTCTATGATGTCATAGATTGGCAAAGGAACATTGTCGTCTGTGTTTTGTATCTTGTCTGTTTGTCCAAGATATACTTTCCCAAGCCATACGTTCATTAAGCTACTATTAAGCTTCGTTGCTAATGTAAACTGACTTTTTCTTATATTAAGTTTTGCTACATTAACCCCCCTATCATAAGCTTCTATGGCTTCTTTGTTTTTATATAAAGTTGTTCTATGACAACCTATAATATTTGCCACTTCGTCCTTAGTACACATATAACTGGCTAAATCTTGTATTTGTAGTAAAACCTTAGGTGTAAATTCAAATGCTGGTCGCCCACCTTTGTCTATTACTTGTATGTCCTTGTCCATATTAACCGAGTATGTTCGTTAATTGGACTATTATTATCTTTTAAGTGATTTGTAAAGAAACTCTAGTAGATTTTGGTTTTGGTATAGTATATGCGAAAGTCCGTTTGCTAATGAATTGCAGGTTATCTCCTCTGCTTTGGCCGGT